CCACCTCAGCCTGCGCCTTCTTCTTGCCGTTCTCGGCTGTCATGACCAAGGTCTTGTAATTGGCAAATAGAACCATATCTGCCCATTCTTTGACCAGCGGAGCAGTCTTAGACCCTGTCTTTTGACCAAGTTTCAACTCGTAACGGTCATAAGATCCCATTTCGTCTGGTTGTTCAAATTTCTTGATTTGAGCGTGCGCAGTCAATACAACGTTGATTCCCATATCAACCAAGTCAGAAAGACTATTCAAGAAACGTCCCATTTCTTCTTGGACATAAGTGTAGCCCTTTCCCCAGCCGAAATCTTCGATTCCTTTCTTTCCATGTTGAGCGCAGACATCAGCTACCGCCATGGATTCTGCCCAATCAATCGTATCAATGACCAGCGTACCACATTCGGTCGAGTTAGCCTTGATAAAAGCCACTTCGTTATTTAACATAGTCCAACTGGTCGGCTTATCCAGTCGTGCAACGTCCATATTATCCGTTGAACCTTCTGTGTCGATAAACACGGGATTTGGGAACTCTGCTGCAAAGGTAGATTTCCCAATTCCTTCTGGGCCGTAGATAACTACCTTTTGAGCTCGCGCTCGTTTTCCTCTAGTGATTTGCATATTTAGTCATCCTCCAATCCATTCGCTAACATATCAAGAAACTTTCTGAAAGACTCACGTTTTGAATTTTCGGTTCTATCTGCTAAATCTTCGGGTTCAGAACCATCCAGTTTTTTGATTGTGTACTCTACTTCTACAAGAAGCGGTTCTGCGCCAAAGAAATCAGCCAATTTATTGTTTCGATCCTCATCACTGTAGAAAAATTCTACTGGCATATATGCTGCTTCTCGAATTTCATTTGTCCATTTCGATGTGCAAGCCATTGAATCGTTATTGTTTTTGTAATTTTTTAGATAAGATCCATCTTTCTTATCTCTCAATACGATAATCTTTTCTGTTTTCTTCATGATTGTTCTCCTTTAGTTTTTAAAATCCACCTTGCCATGTTTTGGGTGCTTGTGCCACCTCTGGCTTAACGCTATACCCGTCTTCAATCAGGATGCTACATTCGTCTCCTGTTGATACACGAGTCGCAATTGCTTGCAGTCCTTCTTGCTCGAGCCATGCGCCAAATTCTTGCAAAGTCAACTGATCCATTTGTTCCAGCTTATCGATTAGCACGAATCCACATTCTGGTTTGAGCTTACGCACGATTGCAGTCGCTACCTGCAGTTGCTGGCTACCAGACATGTTATCCCAGCGCTGGCCAAGATAGAGCAATTCGCCATCATCCACGGATAAGCCTGGCAACGGCAAGTCTGCGTTTGTGAGCAAGTCTGTCTTCTGCTTGCGAATCTCCGTAATCACATTATCCAGCTCCTTGTATTGCTCACGATAACCCTTAGCATCTTTTTCCGCCTTATCCTTGTCCAGATTAGCACGCACTTTACGATTGATTTCGTCAATCTCTGCGATGTTGTTTTCAATTTCTTCGGTCGACTCATCGATAAGATCCATTGCGTCAGTATTTGCGATAGCTAAGTCTTGAGCTAGTTGCTCTTCTTTTGTTCTCGCATCCGCCAGCAATTGCTCTAGCCGTTCCACTTCTGCAGCCGCTGAGTCGTGCTGATTTTGGATAGCTACCAAGTTCTGACGCTTGCGGGCGTTCTCGCCATTCTTGGCAAGTATGGCTTGCTGTTGCTGGATAAGTTCAGCGATAGAGACTAGCTCTTTTGGCGCATCTTGATAGTACGGTTGTTCTTTCGCAAACTTTTCTTTCTGGTCAGCAATCACACCGATTGCATGGCGCTCGTCATACTTGGCTTTTTCCTGCATTTCCAGCTCAGCCAATTGCGGACCTACTCCGATGATTTGCAGCAATGTCTTCGCCTTTTCTTTGCTGGTCTGCTCCATGAATTTTGGCAAGTTGATGGCCAGCTCTTCCACGAAGCTATCAAGCAAGTTTTGACCAGCCTTGTTACCACTCGGGTCAATCACTTTGAGAGTGCTGTTCTTTCCGCTACGTTCTACGATCAAGCCGTTTGAGAGCGTGATTTTCAGGCTAGGTGGGATTGTGCTGCCTTCTCGTTGTGCTTGGCTAGGTTTGTACTTGTTACCACCCAACGCCCAAGCAATCGCGTCCAGTACGCTTGTTTTGCCTTGGTTGTTATTTCCACCAACGATTGTCAAGCCAGTTGCTGACGGCTCTAACTTGACTGCTTTCACGCGCTTGACGTTTTCAATTTCCAGTTTATTGATTGTAACCATTGCTATTCTCCCATCTTCATTTTTTTATTTCGCAAGGATAACTCTTGCTCAAACATTTCCAAGCGATATTTCGCGCTACGATAGTAATTATTTTTTTCTTTCAGGCGATTGATAATCGCTGTGCTAATTGTCATGTTTGTTACTAACAGACCAACGCTGACTAGTAAAGCAATTCCTAATATCATTTCAATGTTCATGTTTTCTTACCCTCCCGGAAAATCCGCTTCTCCTGTCGATTTCCAATACTGAAACTCGTAATACATTTGATTATGCTTGTTAATCATCACATCCTGTCGCTTGTTAGTATCGGCCTGCACGCGAATACTGTCGCGATTATCCTTAATCTGTTCCTGCAGCTCACGGATTTGCTGATTTTGTTTGTCAATCGCCTGAGCACAAGCGATAGCTAACAGAATGATTGCAACCACTTGCAAGATGGTCAATCTTTTAAGGTCTTTCAGACTCATTTACGACCTCCTCTAAACGTCACAATCTTGTCTCCGCCAATAAGCTTGCCACCTCGTGGCACAACCTCGAAAGACACACCTTCTGTTGACTTCTTAAGCTCAGCTAGCTCGTTCTTAACGACTTCAACTGGTTTCTTAGCTAGATTGTTCTTGTAGACATTTCCGAGTCTCCAGTTATCACGTTCCCAATCTAAAATTAGGCGTCTTTGTTCAATATTTTGCATTACATTCCTCCTTGTTTGGCCAGCGCCCGTTCTTCAAATTTGATGTTTTTCAACATCTCGTCAAGCGTCTCTTTCTTGCTTCTGTACCGATTCCTACTTTTCCATTTGACAAATAAACGAAAACCCTCGTAATTGATAAAGACGATTTTGTGTGTTGGATTATCTATGTACCTGCTAAAATCTGGGTGTTCTCTCATTTCTCTCGCCCAAGCTTTCGCTGTGCTAGGAGTTAAACCCTCCCAAATTTGACAAAGATGCTCATAGTCACCAGCCTCCGCTTTTTCGGATTGATTAGCAGGCCTGTAAACCAATTCAGCTTTAGGCATAGCTTTTCCTCTCTTTCTGTGCTATAATTTGATTAGTATTTTTGATTAGCGCCTGACTTTGTTAGGTGCTTTTTGTATTAGCGGATTTTGAAATCTTCAATCACACGAGCGATGAACTGATTCGCTTGCGGATTTTTCAGTTTCCCATTCAGGATATTCGTTACATCCTGACGAGTCATGCTATACTGTACTGCTAGCGTCGCCATCGTCAAATTGTGTTCTTTCAGGTAATCTCTGATTTTTTGACGTCCACCATCCATATTTGGCATATTTCTCTCCTTCCTTTTTTCTCTCCTCGCTTTCTGCTATAATAAAACTAGAAAGGAGGATCATATGCATAGAATAAAAGTTACTTTCTCAGATGGTACCGAAGCTATTTTCCATGAAGAACAAACTTTTCAAACTTGGAAAACTTCAAACAACTCAGTTTCATTAGGTGAGCTTAGTGGACTTTGGTATCATCATCACGATGGTTTGGTTCCAAGCTTTTTAGAAATAGCAGCAAACGCTCCATTTTTCTTCGATGTCGAAAATCCATCAACCATCTTCGCTTCTGCTTCGATCGTTAAAGTCGAAGCTATATAATTTTTACACATGGCTATTCAAGGCGCGCTTCGTGATTTCGTCTTGGATAGCCTTTGTTATTGCTAAGCCATGTTCTGAAAAACTAGTGTTTTTCGAAACTAGCAAAATTGCTTGCGAGTATGTCTCAGATTGTTGAATAGCTTCATCAGCGACCTTCTCAACAAAACTTTGAATATCGTCTTTTAGATTCTCTAAAAATATTGGAGACGCTTCTTTTTTTGACATTTATCTTCCTCCTTTCTTAAAATGTAAGAAAATAAGTTAGAAATTTTATAAAATACTTGACATTTTACAATCTATTGTTTAAAATATAAGCATAATTAAAAACCTTGATAAAACATTATATCTATCAATTTTCTTGCTCGCCAAAGCTATTTATTTTTAGATAAGTTTTAACTTTGTTTTTTACTAACTTATTAACTTACAAAAACTATTGTAAACTATTGATTGTGTTTTGTCAACAACTTTACACACAAAAGTTTAAATATTTTTTGTCGTGTTCCCAGAAAGGTTGAAAAATCAATGTTTCCGACATTCGACAGAATTAAAGAACTTTGCCAAAAACGCGGTATTTCACTGAGTAAGTTGGAGGAAGCTCTCGGATATAGCAGAAATACGATCTATAGCATGAAGACAAAAAAACCAAATGCTGAGCGCATTTCTGAAATCGCTGACTACTTCAACGTGTCCACGGACTATCTGCTAGGACGTACGGATAATCCTGCCATCGCCGGTGATTCAAAAGAGTATATATGGCAAGGGAAGACCCTAAACGTTGAAGAAATGGCATCGAATGTCATGATGTTTGGCGGTCGAGAATTAACAGATGAAAAGAAAAAAATCATCCAGTCTATCATTGAAGGTTATCTAAAAGAAGCTGGTGATTAGAGGTATTGCCTAGTGACTGAAAAAGAAATTATAAGTCATTTTCAGATTCGTATTATCGATTTTGATGGAGATTTGATGCCTGATGAACTTGGATTTTACGAAAAAGAAACCAACACAGCTTTCCTGTCAAGTAAACTCAACAAAAAAGAGAGAGTTAAGGTTCTTCTACACGAACTCGGCCACAAGGACCACACACGTTCAGAGTACCATAATGCTCGCCTGCGTTGCGAAAACGAAGCTGACAGGAATATGATCCATCATCTCGTAAAAGACGCACTAGAAAGCTTAGACGACCCCACAGAGTTTGATTACCTCAAATTTATGTCTTATTATAATCTTAAAACCATGACAAATGAGATTATGGTAAAAGAGGAATATCAGACGTTAGTTGGTTAAATATGTTTATAAACTGCTAAAGCAGAAAAAGAAAGGAACTACTTATGGCATTGTTTGGTAAAAAGCAAGATGAAAGTTTAGAGGTTGAACTCTTTACAGAGGAACCGAACGAGCGAGTTTTTGAGTTTAAGAAATCAAAAACTGTTGTAAGAATCGATGATTATTTTATCAGGATTGCAAGAAAGACAAATGTGTCTAATGTTCTTCTTCATGGTCTTGATGGCGAAAAGTCAATTCTTCTCTCTGAGATTACAGCATATCAATTGAAAGAACCTGGCTCAACTGTTGGCTATCTTCAACTTGTTTACCCTGGTTCTTTTGATACAAAAGGTGGTGTGTTTGATGCCGTAAAAGATGAAAACACAGTAACCTTTACCAAAGATGAAAAAGCATCTATTTTGGAATTAAAGAAAGCCATAGAGAAATCTTTAAAAGATAAAGTCAAGAAATAACAAAAAATCCTCACACTCTCCGACGGCAATCTTGAGTGTGAGGAAATCTAGTATAAGAAACAACCATTCAAAAGGTCGTTTTCTTGTACCCATTTTATCAAAAAGTGAGGTAAAAATCAATGTGGGTAGAGCAACATAAAAGCGGAAAAGTAAACTTTGTCGAGAGATATAAAAATCCGTACACTGAAAAATGGGCTAGAGTTTCAGTTCTCATGGAAAAAGATACTCCTCGCATTCGAAAAGAAGCTCAGAAACAACTTGAAATAAAGATAGCAAATATTTTAATTGACCTAGAAAGCTCAGAAATGCTTTTTACGGAGCTTTTCGACCAGTGGTGGTCATTTTATCAGCAAGAGATTAAACGTTCTTCTACGGCCTCATTAAGTGGGAATATCAAAGAGATAAAAGATGATTTCGGAGTAGGTATCAAAGTATCTAAGATTGATCCAAAGTATGTTCAAAATTATCTAGATAAACTCGACTGTTCCAGAAATAAAAAAGAACGAAATAAGTCCATACTCAACCTTGCTTTTGATTATGCAATAGATCTCGGCATTATCAAGGACAATCCAGCTAGGAGAGCTAAGCTCCCAAGGGTTAAAAAAACATTGGAAGATTGGAAAAAAGTAGAACAAAAATATCTGGAAGAAGATGAAATCAAGCTGCTGTTGAAAGAGTTGTACCGAAGGCCAAGCACCTATCGAATCGGTTTGCTCTCTGAATTTATGAGTTTAAATGGTTGTCGTATCGGGGAAGCTGTGGGGATTGAACCGCATAATGTTGATTATGAATCTAACAGCCTGCAGCTTCATGGGACCTACGACCACACAAATGGTTATCGGAAAGGCGAGAAGACTTCGCCAAAAACTCTGGCATCCTATCGCGAAACGGTCATGACTACTCGTGAGAAAGAAATATTAGAAGAAATGGAGTTCCTAAATGAATTAGAGAAGAATACCAATCCTCGCTATAAAGATATGGGCTTCATCTTCACTACAAAAAATGGAGTTCCTTTGCAAACAAATTCTTTTAACCTAGCTCTAAAAAAAGCTAATGAAAGACTTGAAGCGCCAATCCAGAAAAATCTTACAAGCCATATTTTCCGTCACACGTTAGTAAGTCGACTTGCTGAAAATAATGTGCCGCTCAAAGCTATTATGGATCGTGTTGGCCACTCAGATGCTAAAACAACCACTCAAATATATACTCATATCACAAAACAAATGAAAACAACGGTGGCGGATGTCATGGAAAATTATTAGTTCTTGCCCCAAAAATGCCCCAAAACAATAATAAAAGCCTACTGCACAAGCTAGAAAGCTTGATACAATAGGCTTTTATTTTTGTCTTATTTAACAGCGTCTTTAAGAGCTTTACCTGCTTTGAAAGCTGGAACTTTAGAAGCTGCGATTGTGATTTCTTTACCAGTTTGTGGGTTGCGACCTTTACGTGCTGCACGCTCACGAACTTCAAAGTTACCAAAACCGATCAATTGAACTTTTTCACCTTTTGAAAGGTATTCTGTAACTGCTGCAAATACAGCGTCAACTGCTGCTGCTGA